AGTCGCTGGCCGGCCGTCACTGGGGCAAGCGCGAGTTTGCCGTGCTCATCGTGGTCGTGGCCATTGTGCTGTTGCTGCTGGACATCGTGATCCACGCGGTCCGTAAACGCCGCAAGGCCAAGCCCTCGGCCTAGGACATCCTTCAGAATCGCCGCAAGGGTGCCTGTTCCTTTGCGGCGATTTGGGACGGGCTTAGTACTGCCACAACTAACGGCGTTCCTTCTACCTGCGGCTTTGCGGGGGAATATCCTAACTTATCCCAAGCGCGTCGAAGGCGGCGCGAACGACTTGCTCGGCGGTGGGGCGGATATAGTGCCGTCCCGACACGCCGGGGAGGGCGTGGCCCATCAGCATCTCAATGAGGTCCCACGGCAGGCGAAGCTCGACCTCCGCTATCGTACGCCACGAGTTGCGTAGGTTCGACCACGGGATGTGCTCGATGCCGCGGGCAGCGCAGAACTTCCGCCAGCGGTCGTTGCATATGCCCCGGTTCATGGGCAGACCGTCGCCCCGGTCGCACAGCCACTTGCGGCCCTCGGCGGCGCGGGCGGCCGCTATCTCGACGAGGCGGTCGGCGGCCTGCGGCAAGATCACGACGGTTCGGGCGGACTTGGCGGTCTTGAGGGCGCCGACGGGATCGGTGCCGCCCTGCTGCATCTGGCGGCAGATGTCGGCCGAGGCGAGGACGGTGCCGCTACGCTCCCAGCGCATGACCTCCTCGGTACGCACGCCAAGCGACTCGCCCGAGCGGCAGGAGCCGAAGCACGCGAGGATGAACGCGGGCTCCAGGGGGTTACCGCGCAGTGCGTCGAGGACGCCCAGGGCCTCGTCGAGGGTGTAGACGCGCTTTGAGCGCTCGCGGGTCTTGCGGGTGGGCATGGTGTACCTGACGCTGGCGGCGAACGGGTCGAGCGGCAGGCGGATGAAGGTCGAGACGCAGGCATAGACCTTGCGCAGGGTGAGCAGGGCGGTGTCGGCGGTGGCGGCGGGAAGTGTCAGCAGCCACCCCTGCAGCTCGACGGCGCGGAGCTGGTCGACGGGCGCCTGCCCCCAGCGGGGTCCGACGTAGTTCTTCCAAGAGCGCAGCACGAGGTCGCGGGTGTTGGGGGCGAGCGTCCCCGCCTCGACCTGTGCGGCCATCTTGGGGACGAGCCACGTCTCGTAGGCCTTGGCTATGGTGGGCACGGGGGCGTCGTCGGCGTGCTCGACGTGGATGCGGTCGAGCTCCGCGCACGCCTCGCGGTAGGTGCCGTACACGGTCTTGGTCTTGCGCCTGCGGCCCTGCGGCGTGTTCTGCATCCAGCGCAGGACGTATTTCTTGCCGCGCCTCATCTCGGTCACGGAGCCCCAGACGCGGCGGCGCTGCTTCTTTGTCATATAATCAGATCCGTTCAGATCGCGGGCTTATTCTCCGTTTCGCCCGGTTCTGACTCCGGCCCCGTCTCACGTTCCAAAGTGCAGGGGCCGTCTCCTTAGTCTCGGGGCCGCGGCATCAGCCTACGGTCCCGAGATTTTTTGTTTTCTAGTCGACGAGCCTGAACTCGCCGTCGACCGTCGCCATCTTGTAATCGCGGCAGTCGTCGCCCCTCCATACGTGGAACTCCCCGGCGTAGGGGACCGCGTCGGCTGCGTAGCTCAGGTGGGCTATGACGCTGTCGCCGTTCTTGTAGTCGAATATCACGGTCGAGCGCATGATGCACTTTGGCGCCCTGCCGGCCTTCGTTGGCTTGGACCATTTGCGCTCGACGCGCGAGGGCTTCTTGTCGCGCCTCACCTTGGCGCCGCACATGGCGTTCGCCACGTCGAGGGCGTCGACCGTGAGCCTTTCGTCCGTGAGCGCGCCGACGTTCGCCCCGAGCGCGGCCATCGCGGAGCGTCGGGCCTCCTGCTCGGCCTCGCGCTCGATTCTCGCGAGCTCCGTCCTTCGCCGCTCGCGCTCGACCTCGGCCTCGCTCATCGGCCTTCCGTCACGGTCGTAGTAGGTGATCTCGCAAGGCCCGACCTTAATCTTGGCGGCCTTCCTCTTCTTCTTGCCGAACGGCCACATGGCCCCTCCCTTCGGGTCGTGATTAGAACAAGCGTCTACTAGCCGACCGCGGCGAGCGTCGCGGCCGCGCCGATGAGGGCGCCCACGAGCGTGGTGAAGACGCCCTGCGCGAACTGCAGCCACATGTCGCGTCTCCTCTCCACCTCGCGGCCGGCGGCCCAGCGGTCGCGCCTTTCTCTGTATGCCGCCAGCTCGTCGGCGTAGCGCCTGCCCCTCGCCGTCAGCTCGAACGAGAACGACGAGGCGAGGTAGAACGTCAGGTCCTTGATGTACCCGAGCTCCTCGAGCTCGAGCGCCTCGTCGCGCCGCGCGCACGTTTCCCCGCCGGCCAACTCGGCCAGCGCCCTCTCGAGCGAGGGCGTTAAGGGGGTGAAACGATACTCGTCGACGTAGCCGGAATAGTCCGGCTCTATATCGCGCTTGGAGAAGAAATGCACGGCGACGACTCCTTCCTTCGACATCTCATCATCGTGATCGTGTTCTGGACCATCGGGCACCCGCTCGCGCTCGCGCGCCTCGGCCGCCTCTAGGGGGTGCCGCGATGAATAGACGCGACCTTGCGATTATGGCGGCGATATACGCCGCGTTCCTCGCAGCCCTCTTCACGGCGCTGCGGGCGCTCGTCTCGGCGCTCCTCTAAAGGCATCGAATTCGACGCCTTTGAAATTGGCGCCCCTCTAGCCCCTCTCGTCCCGCTCGCCCATGTACCAGACGACGCGGCCCTTGCAGACCACGGGCTCGTCGCCCGGCCCGGCGAGGATGTCGTCGTACTCGCCGCTGTGGCTGTCCGCCGTGAGCATCACGGTCGAGCGGCCCCGGGTGTAGTTGCGCACCACGGCGCCGTAGTCGGACGTCTCGGCGAGCACCGGCTGGCCGTTGACCGGCTCCATGTCGGGGTCGACCAGCAGCAGCGCGTCGTTGGGGAAGCGGTTGTCCATGCAGCCGCCCTGCGCGTGGACCATGAAGCCGCGCGGGTGGGCGTCGGCGATGGAGGCGGGGACCTCGACCTCGTCGGCGAGGGTGCCCTCGTCGCACGGCTCGCCCATGTGCGCGAAGCCCAGCAGGGGGACCATGCGCGACGTGCCGCTGATCGCGGTCTCGGTGGCGTCCTCTCCCATGAGGTCGGCTACCGTCGTGTTGAAGAGGTCGGCGAGTTGACGAAGGATAGGCGTCCTCGGCGTGGCGCGGCCGCTTTCCCACTGACTTACCGACGAGTAGGTAAGACCGAGCTTGTCCGCCAACTCTGCCTGCGTGAGGCCCAGCTCGTCGCGGTGTGCGCGAATCTTCTTCCCGAGGTCCATCTTTTCACCCCTTTAGGTAAATTACAATTTCCCTTTAATTTTATTAAAAAAGTAGTTTGAATTATCTTGAATGTGTTGTAATATGATTACAGCGAAAGGAGGACGGGATGACAGAAACGTTGAGAGAGGTCCGAGAGCGCAAGGGCGTCAAGAAGGGCGCCGTAGCCGAGGCGATGGGCGTCACCTACCCCACCTATCAGCGGTACGAGGAGACGAACCGAATGCCTACAGACGCATTCGACGCGGCCTGCCGCTTCTTGGGCGTCTCGCGAGATTCTATTTTTTTGGCAAACGACTTGAATTAAATTAAAGTCACAAACGAAACGGAGAGAACCATGAACGAGAACTACATCGACATCGAGCTGGGCGGCTGGAACATCCCCGAGGCCATCACGGTCGAGGCCGAGCCCGTCGACACCCGCGACTTTTCCGACTTCGAGCTGTAGGGGAGGGCGACATGATTCAACTGATTATCGGAGCGGGTCTGGGGCTCGGCGGCGTGGCCGCCGCCGTCGCCATCAAGCGATATAACGAGGTCGAGCGCGAGAGGGCCGCCGGGCCCGCGGACCATTGGGGCAACAAGTACGAGCCCCGAATCGTCTCGCCCGCGTGCGCCCTGCCCCTCGTCCTGACAGGTGCCATCATCGCCGCCACCGCCTGCTTCTACACGCAGGACACCGGCGAGGTCTGCGTCGTCCGCAACCTCGGCGGCTCGCTCGCCGGCTCGACCTCCGAGGCCGGTTTCCACGCCAAGGCCCCATGGCAGAACGTCGTGACCTACGACACCCGCAACAACCTCATCAACTTCTACGGGGACACCGACTACAAGGTGGACGGCGGCTCCTACGAGGGCAAGCAGGTCTCCATCAACGACAAGTCGGGCGCCAGCGCCAACATCGACATCCAGGTCAACTACTCCCTGAACCCCGATGCTGCGCTCAGCCTCTACAGCGAGTACGGCACGCAGGAGAGCTTCGTGGAGAAGTACATCTCCAACGACGTCCGCGCCGTCACCCGCGAGGTCTCGGGCGGCTTCGACACGGTGACGATGCTCACCGACCGCTCCCAGTTCACCAAGGCCGTCCAGAAGGCCCTCACCGAGAAGTGGAAGGGCATAGGCCTCACGGTGGAGCAGGTGAGCGTGCAGGACGTCCGCTACCCGAAGAACATCACCAAGAGCTACAGCGAGGCTCAGGCCGCCGAGGTCGCGAAGCAGAAGGCCCAGAACGAGCAGGAGACGGCCAAGGTCGAGGCCGAAACAAAGAAGATCGAGGCGCAGGGCGAGGCGGACGCCAACGCCGTCCTCGCGAACTCGCTCAACGACCAGGTCATCCAGCAGCACTACATCGACGCGCTCAAGAGCATCGGAAAGGACGGCAACCTCGTCGTCGTGCCCGAGGGCTCCCAGCCGATCGTGGGCACGAAGTAGGGGCGGCGGCGATGTTGAACCTTATCCATGCGGCCGTCCGGGTCTTCCTCGACGTTCTCGCGGTCGCGTTCGTGCTAGAGCACACCCGCGAGCTTCATGAGAAACATCGCGAGATCAACGACGCGCCCAAGCAGGTCGCAGGCGTCGTTGATGAACCCGGCGAGGACGATCGCGGCGCTGATGCGAGGGTGCCGCTCGACCCAGTCGACGAGCCGCACGAGTAGGGGGCCCGCTGGTCGGACGTGCTTCGGGCGATATGTCTGCTGTCTACGAATCATGGCCCGAAGACTAACGCGTGCATAACGCGGTCAAGCGGGTATTGCCGCTCAGGCATCCCGCAGGCCCCGCTCCCGGGGCGGCACCGTTGCCCCGCGGCTCTCCATAACCATCCGCGGGGACGTTCCCTACCGGTGCCGTGCCGGGGGCGGGGCCCCGAAAGCAAGCGACAAAAAAGAGCCGCCCGGTGTGGAAAGCGGGGACGGCTCCAGACCTGAAAGGAGGTCACTCATGGATTCTAGCAGAGCCAAGACGTTCCAGCAGATGGCCGACGAGCTTGGCATCAGGCACAAGCTCATGTACACGCTGCGCGAGGCGTCGAGGGTGACGGGGGTGCCATACGACACGCTGCGCATCGAGTGCAAGGCGGGCCGCCTGCGCTCGCAGCTGCCCGAGGGGCGCAAGGTGGGGCGCATGGTGCGTCCGGAATGGGTGGAGCAGTGGATCGAGGAGGGAACGCATGGCATCGAGGCTGCTTAGGTGCGCTGCGTACATCGCGCTCCTGTTCGCGGTGTACGCGCTCATGCCGTACGTCCTGCGGGCGATGCTGCTCGCGGCAGACGGCATCCGCGTCGTGCTCGGAATGGGGTCGATGCTGTGATCGGAAGGAACTTCGCGTTCACCGTCCCGTTCGTGGCCGGCAAGCTTCGCCACAGGCTCGACCGACGCCACGCGCGGATGTACACGCCAACCGAGACCATCCGCAACGAGGCCGCCATCCGCGACGCGGCGCTCAAGGCCATGCGGGAGGCGTACCCGGGTCTCAAGGGAATGCTGTTCCCGTTCAGGGTCCCCGTCGCGGTACGCATCGACGCGTACGGCCCGCTGCCGAAGTCGAGGCCGAAGAGCATCACGTCGGAGCCTTACACGTTCAAGCCGGACGCGGACAACATAGCCAAGCTGGTGCTGGACGGGATGAACGGGGTTGTCTGGGGTGACGACAACCAGGTGGTCGAGCTCCATGTCGTCAAGTGGCCCCGAATGCGCGGCATCGAGCCGCATATGGACATACGGGTCTACCGCGGCTGGTTCGCAGGCACCAGGGAGAAGAAGAGAAACGGAGATTAAGTAATGGAGTACATGCACATAGACGTCCAAGTCGGTGGCGATGCGTTCGAGGTACTGGACGAGTTCGCCACGAACCTTATCTGCCTCGCAGACGAGGATGGCGCCGAGATAGGGAAGAGGGGCCTGAAGCCAGCGTGCCTGCGCGGCATCGCCTACGGGCTTCTGTACAGCGTGAAGCTGCTGGGAGCCGATTCGCAGGACCCCGAGGTCTACGACTCCATTGTCGGCAGCGCCGGCCGCATGGAGCGCATCTACAAGCTGAACGGGCCGCGCGGCGTATTCGCCGAGCTGGCGGGCGTGGACATCGAGAAGGTCGAGATCAATGACGAAGGGGTGACCATCAATGAGTAACGGGATCATCGAGTTCAAGGACGATGTGGGCATGCCCGTCAAGTTCACATCGCAGGACATCCGCGAGCGCCTGTGCCCCAACGCGACCGAAAGCGAGCTGGCGCTTTGCGTGGAGCTCTGCAACCGCCAGCACCTGAACCCGTTCACCAAGGAGGTGTACCTGGTCAAGTACGGCAGCGCCCCGGCGAGCATCATCACTTCCTACCAGGTGTTCAACCGCCGCGCGAACAGGCAGCCCAACTACGGCGGCATCGAGAGCGGCGTCGTGGTGCTCCGCGACGGCGAGGTCGTCAAGAAGAAGGGCTCCGCCGTCTACAAGATGATCGGGGAGCAGCTTATCGGCGGCTGGGCAGAGGTCGCGTTCACCGACGGCAAGAAGCCCGCATACGTCGAGCTGGCGCTCACCGACTACAGCACCGGCAAGAGCAACTGGGCGAAGATGCCGGGCGTCATGATCGAGAAGTGCGCCAAGGCCGGCGCGTGGCGTCTGGCCTACCCCGACGAGTTCGGCGGGATGTACACGGGCGAGGAGATGGACCAGAAGGTCGCGCAGGACATGCGCGCCGATACTCAGGCCGTCGAGGCCGAGAGCGTCAAGCCCGTGGCCGACCTGCAGCCCGTGCGCGACCTGTTCAAGCCGTTCATGGCGGCGACTGGGCTTGACAGCGCCGGGGCCATGGCTGCCATCTGCGCCGCCGTGGGCTGCACGTCGGGCTCAATGCACGACATGACGGTCATGCAGGCGCGCCGCGCGGCCTCGTGGATGGAGGAGGAGATCGCGGCCCGCAAGGCGCAGCCCGAGCCCGCCGCCCCCGAGCCGGAGCCCGTGCCCGTCTATGAGCCCGCGCCCGCCGAGTATGAGACCGATGACGACCTTCTGGGAGGATTCTGATGGCAGACGAGGTTTTGGCGGTCGAGGCCGTGCCGCTCGAGGAGGACTTCGACACGCTGGTGGCGTCGCTCGCCATCGACGACACGCTCGAGGACAAGCTGGCGAAGCTCAAGAAGAACGTCGATGAGAAGCTGGCGGACTACATGGACGTCAAGCGCATCGAGAAGGACGAGGACTTCAAGGCGGCGAAGAGGTACCGCGCGGCGGTCAACGCCGTGAAGGAGCCCATCGAGGAGCAGCGCAGGGCCGCGAAGAGGAAGTACAGAGACCTGCTCAAGACGTTCGACGAGACCATAGGCGAGATCACGGCGCCCATCGACAGGCTCTCCGATGAGTACAAGGCCGAAATCGACCGATACGACGGCGAGTGCAGGGCCCGCCGCCTCACCGCGCTCAGTGGCCACTACTACGACCTCGCGGGCGAGATGGGGCCGCTGGTGCCATACGAGCGCATCGCCGACGACAAGTGGCTCAACGCGAGCTTCGGCGAGGTCAAGGCCAAGAACATCATCGAGCGCCGCGTGGGCGAGCTCCTGCACCAGTTCAAGTTCGTCAACGGGCTCGACTACGCGGACGAGTCCGAGAAGGCGTGGGCCGTGGCGTGGTGGACGAGGACGTTGCCGGCGGACTCGGGCGAGGTGGCGGCGGCTGTCGCCGCGCACCGCGAGGAGGTCGCCAAGGCCGCCGCGCTCGTGTCGACTTACGAGCAGGCGACGGCACCGGCGCCCGAACCAGAGCTGGAGCCCGAGCCGCTGCCGCTCGAGTTTGCCGAGGCGCCGGAACCCGAGCCGCTGCCGCCCGACCCCGAGCCGATGCCCGTCGAGGAACCTGAGCCGCCCTTGGGCGTGCCGAGGTGCGTGCGGGTGGTCCCGTCGCGCCCCGAGCCGGATGCGGCCGAGGATGCAGCCCCAGCGCCGCAGAAGGGCTACCGCGTGGTCATCGAGTGCGCCACGGCGGACGAGCTTCGCCGCGTGAGGGCCGTCATGGTCGAGAACGGCATTCACGGATACGTCGAGAGGATGTAGGACATGGAGGAGAAGAACCTGCCGCCGCTCCGAACGCCGGAGCAGCGCAAAAAGGCGATGGCGAAGGCCATCCACACGCGCCGCGAGCGCGCCGCGTTCAAGGCCGCCTGCAAGGCGGGGAACATCCCGCCCGAGGCGGCCATCGAGGCGCCCATCGCGCAGAGGCTCAAGGTCGAGGAGTTCGCCCGCTCGTTCCCGGGCATCGGCCCGGTCACGGCGCAGAAGATCGTCGAGGTGTGCCATATCCGCAACGGCCGCCGCGTGAGCGGCCTGGGCTACATGCAGGGGCCGCGCCTCGTCGATGCCATCAAGGGCTGCATGACCGCAAAGGAGGACGGACAGTGAGCATCAACCGAGTGAACATCAGCGGCAACCTGACCCGCGACCCGGAGCTTCGCGCCACCGCCGGCGGGACGCAGGTCCTGTCCTTTGGCGTGGCGGTAAACGACCGCCGCCGCAACGCGCAGACCGGCGAGTGGGAGGACTACCCCAACTTCGTCGACTGCACGATGTTCGGCAACCGCGCCGAGGCCGTTGGCCGTTTCCTCGCCAAGGGGATGAAGGTCGCTATCGAGGGCAAGCTGCGCTACAGCTCTTGGGAGCGCGACGGCCAGAAGCGCTCGAAGCTCGAGGTTATCGTCGACGAGATCGAGGTCATGGTGCGCCGCGAGGGGCAGACGCAGGCCCAGCCGCAGCAGAGCCTCGCGAACACGGTGCCTATGCAGCCACAGGCGCAGGCCGCGCCGCAGTGGAGCGCCCAGCAGGCCTACGCCGCGGCCCCGCAGTCCGAGTTCTACGACGAGGACGTGCCGTTCTGATGAGGCGCGTACCCGACATCATCCGCGACCACTGGGAGGCGGCCCTGTTCGCCGCCTCCTTCTCCGCGGGTTTCCTGTTCTTCTCTTCGCTTCTATGGGGGTGGTTCTGATGGCCAACGACTTCACGGTTTTCGCCAGCTCGATAGCCGAGCTTTACGACGATTACGACCCGAACGACCCCGAGGACATAAGGGAGCGCATGATGCTCGCGGACGCGGTGCTCATGTACGGCCTCCACGGAATCGAGATCGAGTTGCCCAAGAACGTCAAGAGGGCCTTCAAGGGACTCAAGAACGCCATCGACAACTCCAAGAACAAGCGAGAGCAGGCCAAGAAGGGCGGCAGGCCCCGTAAGGCAAAGGCCGAACCGGAGCCCGAATCCGAGCCTGAGCAAAAACCAGAAACCGAGGTTTCCGAAAGCGAAAACCCAGGTTTTGAAAACGGGAAACCTAGGTTTTCAGAACCAGAAACCGAGGTTTCCGAAAGCGAAAACCCTAACCTAACCTGTCCTAGCTTAGCTTTACCTAGCCTAGCTTGTGTTGATGGTACGCGCGGCGGCGACGCAGACGGCTTCGCCCCGCCGACCCTCGAGGAGTGCCGAGCGTACTTCGCCGCCAACTGCATCAGCGGCGACCCCGACAAGTTCTGGGCGCACTACGAGTCGCAGGGGTGGATGCGCTCGAGCGGGATGCCCGTGACCTCGCTCAAGGCAGCGGCGATGCTGTGGAACAGCAAGCAGAAGCAGCTCGACGCCGAGGCCCACGCCCGAGGCAAGCCGACCGACGCCGAGATTCAAGCCGCCACGTTCAAGCCGACGAGGACGCCCGAGCAGACGAGGGCGGAGCTCGAGCGCAGGTGGCGCGAGGAACATCCGGGCATCGACCCGGCGAAGGTGAAGGCCCCGAGGGGGACGACCGCCGACCCGGTGGCGCTCAAGGCGTACCAGGACGCGCGGCGTCTGCTGGACACGAGGGCCGCGTGCGAGAGGAGGGCGTCGTGAACCTCGAGAGGGACGGCGCGCCGGACGCGCCGAAGGCCGTGAGGTGCTGCGAGACGTGCGACCGGTGGGTGCCGGGCGACGGGTGCGGCATCTGCACCCACAGGGCCGAGTCGGCCGTGCTGTCGCGCGGCGTTGACCTCGACGCGATGGCGGCGAGCATCACGCAGGGCGACCACTCCTGCGGGAGGTGGGAGCCGTGGAGCGGGCTGTGAGGCCGTGCGCCGGGCAGGCCGCGCTCGACCTGTTCGGGCCGCCGCGCAGGCGCCCCATAGACGAGGACCTGCGCTGGCTCACGAGGGTCTGGGGCTGCCGCGAGGAGGACGTCATGCCGCACCTAAGGCGCCTCTACGCCGAGTTCGCGGCATGGGACGCCGGCGAGCGGGCGAAGGTGCTCGTCGACTTCTACTGGCCGCACCACAAGCCAGCGTTCGACGGGCTGACGCCCGAGCAGGTCGGGATGTACGACCGGACCATCGACTACCACACGGCATGGGACCGCTGCTGGGCGATCAAGCGGGGCATGGACCCGCGCGAGGCGCTCAAGGTCGTAGAT